GAAAATTGATTCTATGTATAGATTCGAGACTTCCTTGATTAAGAGCTATAACGGACGAGAACAGGTTCAAGCCTACCAGACCAAGGCTCTCCTGTCACTTAAATACACCTTTAAATTTTATCTTAACAAGGCTGAGTCTATCATAGCTAGTTTGTATAAAACTGATCTATTCATAATACCTATCTGGACTCAGGCAGTATTCACTAATTCCGTGATCCCATCCGGAACAGACACAATACCATTTACTATTGGAAGAAGAGATTTTTCGACAGCTACTCACCTTTTTATAACTAATGCCGATATTTATTCTCCGAACGAAACTTCGTACTCTAAATGGCAGTGTTCTAAAATAGTTTCCGTCGGAGAAGATAAGGTCACGATAGAAGACGATACTGTCAGAAGCTATACTAACGCTATAATAATTCCGGCTTTTGAGGCTTATCTTACCGCAGAACCGAGATCGTACGACTATCCAGAACTAGGACTGATTGACATGACGCTCGATTTTACTCTCAAGAACAGGCTCAATCTTTCGACAATTTATGATTATGCTCGTACTACTTTCAATGGCAGAATGGTATTTAACTTTCCGAATTACTTCTCGGACAACACTTCTACAACTTCGTACGTCACCGAGTTTGAAACGATAGATTTGAAGGCTGGAATGGCTAGGACATATCGCAAGAATTTAACTCCTCCTATCATACGCCAGTGGGGATTTTTTGCTAGAGATTACGAATCCGGAAGAAAGATGCTGGAGCTGATCTATATGCTAGCTGGAAATCAAACCCTGTTCTACGCTCCGACATATAAAAACGAATTCAGAATGGTCGAAGGGACTTATCATGGCGAATATTATATTAAGGTCTTTAAAAGCGATTTTGACGCAATCTCTGACAATATGATGAATTCTCGGGCTGTTTATTTTAAGACGCCGGAAGGATCGTTTATTAAAGAAATAGACCATATTATGGATGCCACTGACTTTCAATTTATTTATTTCACGACGGAACTAGATTATGATGTCCCGCTCAATAAGTGTCATATATGCTGGCTGATATTATCAAGAGTAGATTCGTCGTACACTCAGATACATCAAGAAAACTTTAGCGACATAAGCTGTTCAATAAACACTGTTGAGGTTAGGGATGAGTAATTTCACAGACAAAGACTATTCTCTAGTAGAAAGTAAGCCTATTGAGTGCTACAAAATATACTCCTCGGATGGAGAATCTTACTTATACACTACCGATTCCGACCCAGTTATTATAGATGGAGTAGGAACGTTTTATCCTGAAAATATAGCTCGTGAAGATTTATCCGAGAATAACACTCCATTCGATTCAGAAATAAATTTGAATATGGATTCGCAATCGGCATTCGTAAGGATGAATAACTTTAGGTATGGGAAGCCTGCGTTAGAAATAGAAGCTTACAGAGTCCAGAGAGACAACGGAGCTTATGCTATATTCTACATGGGGATCGTGTCAGAGATATTGTTCAATGGAGAAACAGCTTCGGTAAAATGTAAGTTTTTCGGATCGGTTCTTAACAACAAGATCATAACCTATTTTGCGTCTCGATCATGCCCTCATTTGCTGTACGGATCATTCTGTAAAGCAGTCAAAGCCAACTATACATTCTCCGGAGTTATAAACTCGTTTTATAACGGCAATGGATCAATGATCGTATCGTCATCCTTTGCCGGAAAGAGCGTTCTATACGGAAGTCTATACAATGTCAATACGAAAGAATTTAGAGCTATATACGATGTCTGCCGTAACGATCTCGGAGTAGCCGTACCAAATTCAGCTCGAATAATAAGACCTTTTATTACCGGAAATGTTCTTGATCCGATAATACTTACCTACGGATGCGCCAAGACTGAAAAAGAGTGCATGACCAAGTTCGCAAATTTTAAAAATTTTGGCGGATTCAACGACATACCGGTCGAAGACCCGTACTCTTATGCTAAAATAATGAGGTATCTATAATGGACTGGTTTACATTTGGAGTATGGGCTGTAAGTACAGGACTGTACTGGCTGACATATAAAAAACCTAAGAAACCGAAATCTGCTAAGGTCGAGGCTCCTACCACTAGAGACGGTTCTGCTATCCCTATTATTTGGGGTACGGTCGCAGTGTCTCCAGCTAATGTCAAGTTTGAATATTTATCTAAAACAAATTCTACTTCTAAATTCGTAGTCCAAGATATAATATGCCTAGGATATATTGATAAATTTTTAGGAATGTTTGTAGGAGATACGTGGGTTCCTTACGGAATTTCGGGATATGTCGTATTCCCTAACTCGTATCCGCCGGTCGTATATGATTACGAAGGAGCTAATCAGCCTATGAAATTTGGAACGTTTGAGCATCCTGAAAAGTTTCAAGAGTTTGACATCAGGTCAACTTACGAAGATGTCATTGCTTCGTCGGACGATCCTAATTATACTTATAGAAAGATTTTTCTTAGCAATAATCCAGTTAACAACACTACCGGAAAAGGCTATTTGGGAATGGGAAGGGCGGGAGTTGACACCTTGCCTTATACAGACGTCGTAAAAGACGCCTTATTCCCATCGGATCAATATACTAATAGAGACAACACTCCTCGCTGGGATTATTTAACCATGGCTACTTATTATATTATGGGTTGTATAGGGTCTGTATCTGCAAGAGCTTATAAAGTTCAAAGGGTAGTTCAATACATGGATGGGACTCCTGCTCCATCTTGGGGTAGGGTATATAGATACACTCCAATAATAAGCACACTACATAGACCGAACGATGTAATACCGCTTATAAATCTATACAATGTATGCCACTCTCAGACTTCGGCTAATCCGTTTTTTATTATTCATGAGGTATTGACGTCTCCGTTACTCAGCATGAAAATTCCTACTTCTAAAATTGATAATGTTTCGCTTCATCAGTGCGGAGAAAAACTTTCTAGTGAAAATTTCGGAATGAATATAGCTTTAAATTCTCCGGAAGAAGCTAATATAGATTTTATTAAAGAAATACTGGATTACGTCGAAGGATTTATGTACCTAGATAGAGATATAGAATCTCCTACGTTCGGAAAAATAAAGTTCAAGCTAGCTAGAATGGACTACGACCCTAATACCATACCGGTAATTGACGAGAACATATTTACTGATGTTACCGACTATACGAACGAAATAGACAGCGAAAACGTGATAAATTCCGTAGTAGTCTCTTATACTGACAGATTCGTAAGAAAGCAAAAATATACATGGTTTGGAGCTAATATTTATTTCGGATTTGATTCCGAAAAAACAATAATGGTTAAAAACGATGAAGATATAGCTCGCAGAGGACTATTTGAAGAAAGCATTTCTAGACCTTGGGTATCTGATCCGTTAGTAGCTACTGAGATAGGAAGAAGATATCTATACTTAAATTCAGCTAAACCGTCGAGAGTCAGGGTTAGCGGACATCAAGAATTGAACGGATTCAATATAGGAGACGTATTTAAGCTAGTTCATCCAAGAATGGGATTTACTGGCGTCATAATGAGGATATTTGACAAGACTGTTGATTCTCTAGAGTCTGGACTTATAAGCTTATCATGTATCGAAGACTATCACGGATCAGAATATAGTGTTTACGAGCCTATCGTTCCTGATGAAGGGATACCTAAAATAGCCAATACTCGCTATTATGAGCCTACTATATGGGAAGTTATGATAAGCGAACAGGATTTATTGCTATCAATTCCGTCCGGAGTAGTCCCGTATAGGTTTATTCCTGAAAAAACAGGTATAAGTCAGCTAGTATATAATGTTTATAAAAAGGCTCCGTCTGACTCAGATTACAGCATGGACGAATCTCGCCTGAACGCCGTGTTCACGGAACCTCCTTACTACGAGCTTGATTTCACCGTATCTGGTACTGATGAAGTTTCGATAGGGTCTTCCTATCTTAATATTCTAGATATAGGCACAGTGTTACTAATAGGAAGTGAATACCTTAAGGTTTATCCTGCTTCTGGAAACGATTTCTCTAAGTGCTTGAAGAGAGCTTGCTACGATACTTATTTCGAGGATCACGCTCAGGGTGATAAATGTTACGTAGTGTACAATCCTTCGATCCCAGTCACAAGCGATGTCAGAACCTTCCCGCTGATAAATACTGGAGTATATTACGCCAAAGTCATAGCTAAAATTGGAAGCGAAGAATCTCCTATCGAAGACACTCAAGAGCTTACTCTCAGTAGCAATATAGCTCCGAGATATCTCGCTCCTCTGAATTGTACTGGGCTTCGAGTAAACGGCGAATTATGGAAGTACAATACTACCAAGATTCAAGTGAGAGACGACTCTGACATAATACTGTCTTGGAACAATAAATCAAGACTGAATTGCTCTTATGATTCGTCGAATGGCGTAGAGTCAATATACGACGAAACTCCGGATTTTAATATGCTAGAAGAAGACTGCTCGTACGTAATAGAGTTTCTTTCGGTATCTAATTCTATAATAAGATCAGTAGTGGTTCCGTACGTATCTCAGACTCCTGTTACCGCCAATACGTCTTTGACTTATACTTACGCACAAATCAAAGCTGACTACCCTGACACCAGCAACATAAAGGTAATAATAAAAGCTCGAAGATTAGTTACGGCAGTTCCGGAAGTCTATGTTTATTCAAGATTAGACAGAATAGTTGATATACAGACCGTTTCTTTTGAACTGCTGAATCCTTCTGTATGGTTCTTATATTTAAGGCTCGAGCTGAATATATCTTGGAGCGGATACAGAAAAGGATTTTCCTATAAAAATATATTCTACCCTGAGTGGTATGGGAAGACATATACCCTTCTGACGTCGTTCTCTTTGAGTTCTGCCACGGAACCTCCAGAACCTACAAGCCTAGGAGTAGTTCCATCATTTACTACGAGACTCATAGTTCCTTCGGCTAATCCTACTCCTTCGTTCACTGTTGCCGACTTGGTAGCTAAGTCTTGGATACTTAAAACAAGCGCGATAGTATCCGGAGTTTTTAAGAAAGTAAATAGAGTTTATCAGCCTACGGATTTCTTCGCTCCTTATACGGTTATTAGGCATATATCGTCATCTGTAAAACATATATACGTAGCATCGAATACCGACTATTATTCAGACTGGTTCGATACTCACTACAACTACGAACTGTACATTACTTACGCTTGGGCTTGGGTTCGTTTTACTGATGACACTAATCCAGACAAAGGCGTTAGCGATCCTCCTGAACTTCCGTTCTGGAACTCGGATATAGAGTTAAACAAAGTATCCAGATACTCCCCTACTGTGGTAAACGGGGGAACTGTCCCGTCCGGAAGAGTTCTTGCGGTTTATGCTAGAGCTAAAGCTAAACTGACTAGAAAATCAGATGGCGCAATATTCTGGACTAGAGAGTATTTCTTAAAGAGCTGGAAAGCCGTTCTTACTCCTGATTCGTATTCAGCTTATAGGACTTTAAAGATATTCCCAGCTCCTACAATAAGTGTAGTTGAAGCCGTACTTACAAACCCTATGAGATATTCTTACACTATTTCCGTATCTGTTGATCCTAGTGCTACTTGGTTCTCAGAAGCTTGGGAATGGAGATCGTCCATGTACTATACAACTTCTGCTACGAAACCGATCATGGATTTAGACCCGAATAACGATTCCACTATACCTAAAACTTCAACTCGCATTATAACTGTCACTCAAACAAACAGATTGCGATGGATGGTTATATGTTGCGATGCTATACTTTACAGAGCGTTAGAAACCGCTGGAACCGGCAAGGCTCAAATAACACCGCAGTCTTATGCGGAATTTAGATTTTTCACTTAATAAGGAGAGTATATGAGCGAACCTAAAACAATAAAACAAACAGTGCTCGAGCTTTACAACAAGCACTACAACGTTCATTTTATATCAGAATTTCTTGGAGTTGATCTGATGACTGTAAAATCAATCGTTCTTAAAGACGATCCTAAGAAACAGTTCAAGAAAATAGAGGACGTTCCGGACAAGGATAACCTCAAAGAGAGTATCACTATGATTCCGTTTGTGAAGCGTCAAATGGTCGAAGATATGCCTTCGGTTATAAAAGGTCTTACGCTTCTCGGATATAGCGTAAAAGAGATAGCCGATCAGATGCGCGTCTCAGAAGAGACTTTGACTGGAATGATAGACGATATTGATTCAGTAGCCGAGGCTTATAACGAAGCGAAACATAATATCAACATCAAAGTAGTTGAGACCCTATTGGCTTCTATTCTTCCAAAAACGCTCATAGAAAGGCATTACAAGATGATGCCGAAGGTAGATGGCTCTTACGAAAAGGTATTGCTTAAAGAGGTGGTTAAAGAAGTCGGAGGACACGTCGAAGGAATTTATAAATGGCTCGAGTTTAATGCCCCAGAGAAGTTCTCACCTAAATCCAAGACCTTGGCTGAATTCCTGAAAGATTCCGGAATAGCTATAATGCCTGCCGATGTCGAAGAAAAGAAATGGGAAGGAATGGCTTCCGGACAGCAGGATAATCTGGCTGATATGCTGGATAATGAAAAGAAGAGGCTAAATGCAGAGTATAACGAGAATACCTAATGTTATCTATGAGCCTCTTGATGGAGCTCAACGCCTAGTAATGTCATGCCCCGTGAACCAGATTTTTATTCACGGTAATAGGGGCGGAGGAAAAAGTTTAACATTATTGATGAAGTTCGCAAAGTACGTAGGTAAAGGCTACGGCTCTGCTTGGCGTGGTATTATATTTAGAACCGAGTTCAAGGAGCTTGAGGATATCATCAGTAAGTCTAAAGACTATTTTTACAAGATATTCCCCGATGCCGAATTCAAGGAAAGCACAAAAAGCTATAAGTGGGTTTTTCCGGATGGCGAGGTTCTTTACTTTAGAAGCGGTAAAACCGAAGGCGATTACAGAAACTATCACGGTCACGAGTATCCTTTTATAGGGTTCGAGGAGCTCACGAACTGGGCTGACTCAAGCTTCTATTTCAATATGATTACTTGTAATCGTAGCTCGCGAAAAGATATGCCGAGATTCGTAGTATCGAACTCCAATCCTTACGGTATAGGACATCAGTGGGTAAAAGACTATTTCATTACTCCTGATCCTATCGGAGGAAGAGTAATATCAGACCCGAATGGGAAGAACAGGCGTGTAGCTATAAGGGTATCGTTGCTTGAAAATACGGTCATGCTCGCTAACGATCCAGACTATGTTTACAAGCTTATGCAACAAAAAAGAAATAAGGCTATCAGGCTTGCTTGGCTGTTTGGAGATTGGAATATTGAGGCTGGCGGATACTTTGAAAACTACTGGGATTCAAGATACAATATCATTGAGCCTTTCGATATACCTGCCGGATGGTATGTTGACCGCTCGTTCGACTGGGGTAAATCGAAGCCGTTCTCTTGCGGATGGTGGGCTGAGTCTGATGGAAGCGAAGTCATTCTCAGGGATGGTACAACCATGCCTACTATAAGAGGAGATTTGTTTAGAATATTCGAGTGGTACGGGTGCAAGGAGGGAGAGCGTAACGTAGGTCTCCAAATGCCTTCTCCGGAAGTTGGTCGAAGAATATTGAAATACGATCAAATGATAGAAAATAGGACAGGTCTTCACGTTGACGACGGAGTAGCTGACAGCCAAATATTCGCTACGGATGACACCGAGTCAATCGGAAGTAAGATGAAAGCGATAGGATGTAATTGGAGACCGTCTGTTAAGGGAAAGGATAGCCGTAAAAAAGGATTCGGACTTATGGCTGACATGATGTACAACGCCAAGTCAAGAGAAGGTGCAGGACTATTTGTATTCTCGAACTGCTCGGCGTTCATAAGAACCGTTCCTACGCTTATGCAGGATGATAAAGACATGGACGACATAGACACTACTCAAGAAGATCATATAGCTGACGAAACGAGATATCGTATAGTATCGAAGGTATGGGGAGTGACAACAGGTGCAAGAAAAAATTAGGAGTATTTTATGAAAAAAGTTTCCATTAACTGCCATCCGGATTACGACAAGATGTATCCTATATGGCAACAGCTATACGTGACTACCGTTCTCGGAGAAGCTGGAGTTAAGCTCGCAGGCGAATTGTATCTGCCTAAGACCGAGGGTCAGGTCGAAGACAAGGAAGACGGAACGTTGAGGTATAATGCCTATAAGGCAAGAGCCATATACTATAACTTCTGCCAGCAGACTATAAAGAAAGCTATGGGTATAATCCATACTAAGGATGGAGTTCTCGTAGCTGGTAAGAAGGTCACAGAGTGGACTAAGGCTATGACCATTGACGGAGAGGATATTCAGAGCTTAGCGAGGGACATATCTTCGGCTCAGTTATTGCTCGGTAGGCTCGGGTTGCTTTTAGACTATCCTGCTACGAAGAGTTCAGTGCCCTACGTTACTAAATATTCGGCAGATTCGATGCTGTGCTGGGAAGAAGGTATGATTGACAATAAGAAAAAGCTTAAATGGATTCTTCTTGACGACTCGCATACTGAATTTGATCCTGAGACCAAGGAGTACGTGGATAAAGAATCGTTCAGGCTTCTCGCTCTCGATAAAGAAGGGAGATATTATTCGGTAGTGCTTGACGCCAAGGAGTGGAGCTTATGGGATATCGAGAATCCGTCTAACCAAAGCATAGCGAACGAGGTTGTATATCCTAAGATGCCTAAGATTTTAGACTTCATTCCGTTCGTTCCGGTGAATGTCAAGACTACTACTATGAGCATGGATAAGCCTCTTTTGGTCGAACTTTCAAATCTATCTCTTTCTGCTTATAGAAACGATGCTGATTACAGGCAGGGATTGTACCATCAAGCTTTTTCGTTACTTTATATGACTGGAGTCAATGAAGACAAGATGAAGAAGAAAGGTATTCGTTCTGATGGTTGTGCTATAACAGAAAACGACAAGGCTAAAATAGGTTACGCTTCCGCTCCTGCCGATGGTCTTACAGAAATGAGAATGTCGCTTGAAGGCATCAAGGCTGAGTCAGAAGGCAACGGTATTGTGATAAACGATAAAGAGGGAGTAGAATCTGGAACAGCGTTAAAGACAAGAATTTCTCTCCAGACTTCTGACCTTAGAGAGATAAATCTTACTGCCGGTGAAGCTCTGAACAAGATTCTAAACATGGCTAAAAAATGTCTGGGAGATACGGGAGAAATATCTTATACTCCTAATCTTGACTTCGACCAAGAAAAAGCTACTACTCAGGAATATCTCAACCTCTGGAACGTATGTATGGCAGGAGGAACGAGTCTTAAAAACGTCTATCTGTGGGCTTTCAAAAACAATATGGCTATGGAGCCTACGTATGAGCTTTGGCTGGCTAACATCCAAGAGACTATGAGTGTACTCGGATATACACCTCAGGGGTCTTCCGAAGACGGCGATAATAAAAAATCTGAGAAAGATAATGAAAACGTTTAATGAAGGAATACAGGACGAGTTGACTTCTCATTTCATATTCGTCCTGAAATACATATCCGAGCTCCAGAAGAGATACTCGAGAACGGTGGTTTCGTATAATGAACCTTTGTCAAGTCTGATATCTTCTCACTTATCAAGCCTGAAAACTCGCAATGTCGGGACGAGACAGTGGCGGGACTTTGAGATCAAATTGAAGAAGCTCAGGTCTGAAATGGTTCGTAATATAGAAAGCGACTTTTCCAAAGAGAGTTCGGAGTTCCGGAAAAAGGAACTGAGATATATTATGGGAATGATGTCGGAACTGAGTCCTATAATCCATAATTGGCAGAAGCCTCAGCTTCCGGAAAAGAATACAGAATTGATTCTTGGTAGTACTATCCCACAGAGATTTCAAATAATCGAAAATAGCGACGTTCGCCGGATGATTCTCAAGATCAAATCAATGTATTTATCCGGATATGATCCTTCGGCTATACTGACCGCCGTCATAGGGGTCGCCGGATTCCAGTACGTCGGATCAGCAGTTGGTCAGACTATATCGTATGTAAAGACCAATATACAAACGATGATCTCCGGACTGTCCGAAGAGGTTCTGCATCAGTTCAGTACTGCCAACGACGATGTTATCCAGTATGAGGTTTTCGTTGCTGTGCTCGATTCCAAGACTACCGAACAGTGCGCCGAGTCTGACGGAAGTTTCTGGAAGCTCGATGAGGGTCTATTCCCTCCGTTGCATGAGAATTGCAGATCAAGGCGTTACCCGTTAATCAATGGCGTAGCATTCGTCGAAGGACGATACTTCTATATGAGAGACGGCGAAGAGTATATAAAGATGTCTCTGGTAGGAAAGGACAAGGATAGATGGATCGAAAATTATATCGGAGGAGTTCCTAAAAAATACAACTACGAACAATTCCTCAGACGCCAGCCATTATCGTTCCAAGAAAAAGTTCTGGGTAAAACTAAGGCTAAGCTGTTTAACAGCGGAGAGCTTTCACTGAAAAACTTTATAGACTCTTCTGGAAGATCACTGACATTAAAGGAATTGTCCTCCCTTTACGGAGATTCGTTTCTTGCTGTTAATATGAAAAATATGGCTTGATTTCTGGAAAATTATGTATTATCTTATAACAAACAAAAAAACCGAGGTGGAAAATGCTAAAATTAAAAACGGGAACTTTGGAAGGATTATCCGAAGCCGAAAAAGCTCACTATAAGAAAGTGGGCGAAGAATTTGTACTTGATCTTGATGTACAGATAAAGACCGAAGAAGATATCCGTAGGCTTTCAACAGCTCTGGATAAGGAAAGAGCCGACCATAAGGACGTAAAGGCTAAACTTTCGGCGTATAAACACGCTCCGGAAGAAATAGAGAAGGTTCTGAATGAAGTCGAAGAGCTCAGGATAAGAGCGAATAAGATTGACGACAAGTCAATAGCCGACCTTGTTTCAATAAGGGTCAAGCCGTTCGAGAAAGAAAAAGAAACTCTATCACAAAAATTAAACGAGACTATAAAAGAGAGGGAAATAGCCCAGAGTCAACTGAGAGACATGAAGCTTGATTTAGAAGTCAGAAGCGTCGCTGACGGATTAGTTGAGCCTCTTTCTGTTCAGGATGCTATTCTCCGTGCTAAGACAATGTTGTCTTACAACGACGAGAAAGGCGGTTTTTACGACAAAGATGGCTTTGACGTTAAAGGGTGGCTCGAGAAAACTATTCCTACTACGAATTGGGGAGTTAAAGGTACTGGCGGAGGAGCTCAGGGTAAGAATTTCTCTACGAAGAACTCCATCGCTATCGGAGACAAAGTTTTTGATGCCAAAAACAATCCGTTCACCGAAGAAAAATTTAACCTCACCGAACAGTCTCAAATAGCAAAGGCAAATCCGGCTCTGGCAGAGGAATTGCAAAAAATCGCAAATCAAAAATAAGAAGGTAAATTATGGCAGAAATCAGACTAACCGATGTCTATACTCCGCTAATTTTCGATAACTACATTGACCAGAATTTGCTGACTAAGTGGGAACTTACTCAGTCCGGTCTTGTTATCGCCAGCCCGTCGTTTGACAGGATGCTGAATGAAAGCGGAAAACTTATCGAAATGCCGTACTGGAAAGAGATAGGAACCGACGAGCCTAACATCAGCTCTGACGATCCTGCTCAGAAGTCAACTCCGAAAAAGATCAGCTCGGACAAGACCATCGCCATCAGGCACTCGAACAACCAGAGCTGGTCTGCAATGGACTTAGCGAGAGAACTGACGCTCGGCACAGACCCAATGCTTGTTCTCGGAAACAAAATCGCAGAATACTGGAGAGACGTTCTCAAGAAAAAACTGCTTAACACAACGTGGGGAATCATTCAGAGCAACGTCACGAATAACGCTGGAGATATGATTCACTCCGTTTCTATTCCGACTGCGACCAACGGAGACCCTACGGATGCGAACAGAATCGCTGGAACAGCTATCATAGATACTTTCCAGACTCTCGGTGACAAACAGTCGGTCTTGACTCATATCGCTATGCACTCTATCGTTTACTCGAAATTGCAGAAACAGAATCTTATCGCTACCATCGTGAACTCCGAAGGTAAGGTAATGTTCACTACCTACATGGGTAAAATCTGTATCGTTGACGACCAGATGCCGGTATTCGCAGACGGATTCATGGATGACGGAGTTACTCCGAGATATTCGTTCTTATCCTACCTATTCGGTGGAGGAGCTTTCGGAGCCGGAGGCAAAGGCGGATTCGTACCGTCAGAAATCAAAAGAGACCCAGACTCAGGTATGGGCGCAGGACAGGAAACATTCTGGTCAAGAAGAGAATTCGTTCTCTCTATGTTCGGCTGGAACTGGACTGGAGCTTCTATGGCTGGAAACTCTCCGACTTACGCGGAACTTGCTACCGGTGCAAACTGGATCAGAAAGTACGACAGGAAGAGAATTCCGTTCGCCGTTCTCAAAACCAACGGGTAGTACGAAAGAAATCAAAATCGCAAGGGCTCTCAAAAGGAGCCCTTTAATTTAAAGTAAAACGGAGCTAAAAATGTCAGATACACAATCAATAGTTTATTCGGACTTAGACGAGCTGAGAAAGGAAGCTAAGGACTTAGTGGAAAACGTCAAGAGAAAATCCGAACTGGATATAGTCAAAGAACTGGAAGACGCTGGAATAAAAGTTACCAAGATACTTACTCCGGACGAACTTCTTAAACAGGCTGATGATCTTGAGAATAAGGCTAAAGAGATAAAAACCGAAGCCAACAAAAAGCTGACTCAGAATGCTGTTCTTCCTCAGATAGACCTTTTGACTCTCAGGAAATACGCTCAGAAGCTCGACGAAAATTCAGATACGATGAAAAAGGTAAGAGAAAACGAAGCCCTAATCTTTAAGAGGTAGTCATGGAGGAATTTAAGATCATAGAGTTGTTCATAAAGTATTTCGGAGAAACAGGTGCTTTAATCGTACTCATACTTATTATAGCTTACGCTGTATTCAAGTATTACACAATCCGAAAACAAGAGCAAGTTATAACAGAAATCAGACAGTACCTCAGGATGTTGTCGCAGAAGTATTCCGACACTATCACCTACGAACAGGCAGAGATAGTATTAAAGGACGTTTACAGCTCTACATCTCACATTCTCATACATGAATTATTCGAGGTTATCGA